CCAGAAACAATAGATACTTGATCAGAATTTCCTTCACGAAATCTAATCGCCCTTGTGCTTGGTCGATTAATGTATAAATCAGAATCTGTTGGAGATGAAAGGAAATTGTAATTTGCTGTACTTAATGTGCCATTGAGCGAAATACCGGTATAGTTTCCGCTACCAAACCCAGCGTCACCAATGTGAGCAATACCGGTTCCGGAACCAACCACGGACAATTTGTGTGCGGGTGATGTAGTTCCAATACCAACGTTTCCACCCGATGCAATACGCATACGTTCAGATTCGCTACCGTCCCTAAAAATTACATTTGTACCGACAATGTTTAAGTTAGCCCAGGCATTTAATGCTGAATTATGACCCCCAATTACCGCACCATTTGTTAAAGACGTAAGGTATCCGGTTATTACTTTGTCAGTTCCGTTTTTACCAAATACAGCAGTACCAAACCAAGAAGTTTCACCGGGAGTTATATTGTCACCCAATAATAGCGAACCACCGGGGGTAATTCGCATTTTAGCAGAATTATTGGTCGCAAAAGACAATGGATGATTTGTTTCTGTACCAACGGACATAAAGTTGTTTCCGGTGTCTATTCCAACGTTACCAGTAACAGTTCCGCTACCAATAGTAAGAACCGGGTAAGATGTTTTGAAAAGATGTAGGATTGATGCTGGACTAGTCGTTCCAATACCAACGTTTCCGGTGGGTGATAATCTCATCACTTCCCCAGCGGCATTGTTAAACTTTAGCGGGCCTTGTCCACCATTTGCCCAGCTATATGTCATTGTAGTTCCTAAAGCTCCAGACGTGCCGTTTGTAGCAATCTCAAATACAGAATTAGATGTTCTAAAATCCAATACTCTAACAGAAGCTGAACCGTAATCGCCTAAATGAATGTCCCCAGAAACGTTTAATTTAGCACTTGGACTAGTAGTTCCAATTCCAACGTTTCCACTATCGGCAACGGTTACCAAATCGACAATCGTTCCAGCTGTATTTTTAGCGATGCGATATTGCCATCCCGTGCCATCGGTTCCAAATGCAAATCGTGTGCTTACCGGTGAAACGGGATTTTGTGTTGTTATTTGTGCCGTTCCAACCGCTCCGGCTGTCGGGCCAAATATAACGCCACCCGTTGCGCCAACGTGAAGCGAAGCGGCTGGCGATGTTGTTCCAATACCAACGTTGCCCGTGCTGGTGATGCGCATCTTCTGCGTGGCAGCAGTCCAAAAGTCCATATTGCCAGTACCAGTATAGATGTTCAATCCACCATCTCCAGCCCAATCGGTAGTGTTTTGGTTTCCTAACCAGATATAAGCATCTCTTGAACCCGCTATAAATTCTAGTTGGGTGTACTGGTTTGCCGAAGTGCTAGAATTTCTAAATGTGGCCATCAGGTTTGAGCCCTGCACGTGAAATTTCTGAGCAGGACTAGTAGTTCCAATGCCTACGTTTCCGGATGTCGTGTCTATACGAGCAAGTTCACCACCGCTCCAATTTAAAAATTTTATAGGATCTCCACTTACCCTTGGGCCATAGCTTGTTGACCAAACGCCACCAACATAAATTTCGTTTGTAAACCTTCCCGTACCACTCACATCAAGTTTAAAAGTATCATTAGTGTTTCCTATTGATAAATTACCTGATGCGTGAAGACGCATTTTTTCACCAGAAGTGCTGCCATTTGGATAAAAGTACAGAGCACCTCCTGTACCTGCGTTATATCCAACAATTGTTGGAATGCCAGCACCATAAGCTCCGCCCCAAGTTAAATTATTTCCGTTAGCTATATTGATACTACCATTGACGTCTAGCTTGGTAGCAGGACTAGTATTTCCAATTCCGACGTTGCCGTTTAACCCGTTTATCTTAACAGCAGAGTAAGAGGTTCCGCCAAGACCATCTGGCGATGTTGTAACAAACAGGTCTAAATCAGTAGTGGCATTATTTGCACCACCACTTGCGATGATTCCAGCACCTTGTCTTGCGTCCGAGTCTGGGAAAACACGAAGCAATAAGCCCATAGACGCATCAGTAGAGTACTGCGGGTTTGTGAAGCGGATTAAATTACCAGCAGTTCTATCAATAGCTGCCATATTCTGCTTACCAGCAACAGCATTAGTTACAACTTGTAACTTATGCGAAGGACTTGTGGTTCCAATGCCAACGTTACCACCAGATGAAACAAAAAGTTTTGAATTTGCGTGATACTCTGGCGTTGTATCACTGTAACCAATGCTATAGCCACCTCCAGTGTATGGAACACCGCTAAACCATTTATTGTTATCTGTTGAATTTCTATACAAAATTCCACGGCCCCTGTAGTCGTATGCACTTACTAGGTCTATAACAACGTCTTGAGACCCGAAGGCATCACCAGAAACTATTTTTAATTGAGTGCCTCCAGTCTGTGTGATTTGTAGTCTTGCATCTGGACTAGTAGTACCAATACCAACATTGCCACTAGTGTCAATAACCATATCCGGAGAAGCTCCGTTTGAGCCAAACTGAAGACTATTCCCAGCGGTAGCAAATACAGTTGCGTAACCAGTGTCCCAAGTTAATCCTCCAAAAGCAGTAGGGTATCCACCCCAGTATGAAACAGCTCCAGAATCTGTCCATAGAGAGTTGGACGAGAATGTTCCATTTACACGAAGTTTCTCAGAAGGGGTAGTGGTTCCAATACCAACGTTTCCGTTTCCACGGATGATCATTAAATTATTTGAATTGTACCCAGAGTTGTACAAACTTCCGAATACCATACTAACCATCGTACCGTCATATTCGGTATAAATTTTCCCGGTAGTATTTGATTCATCGTGCCAAGTTATGCCACCCCTTGATGAACGGCTTGTGTCATATGAAACGCCAAGGCGCAACAAAGCATCAGTTGTAACGTTTGAAACACCAATTTGAAGCAATGCACCGGGATTTGTGGTTCCAATTCCTAAATATCCATTTGTATTAAGGAACATTTTAGTACTATTATTAGTGCCAAAATATACCGGTGCATTTGCCCTGTTCCAAACATATCCACTACTTCCACCGTCCTGCCCATACAACATACTCGTTGATCCGAGTGTGTTTCCATTTCCAGAGATTTCAATATAAGCATTTCCACTTGCTTTATATATTGACAATGCAGATACCGGAGATGCCGTCCCAATACCAACATTCGTTCCGTTGTCAAAGATTTGTGAATCGCCAAGAGTGGTAGTTCCAGTAAACTTTGAAACGTAGTTAGTCGTGCCTGTTCCTGTAATAGGATTCGTTAAGGCTGGCTGTTTGTTATTAAACGTATTCCAATCTGTTGAGCTCAGGTAACCATCAGTGCTAGCCCCTGCCTGTGTGATACCTATCGTGCCAGTTGAAGTTATAGTTCCGCCAGTAATTGGTGCAGTTGTAGCAATAGACGTTACAGTTCCACCAGATGATGGAGAAGAGTTTGTGATGGTAAAGTTTGGATACGTTCCAGCTACAGAAATACCAGTTCCCGCTGTAAGTGCTACAGTTTGGTCAGGAGCCGTGTTAGTAAATGTCAACGTATCGGTAACAGCATCTGTAGTTACAGAGATACCAGTTCCAGACGCTACAGTAAGCGTGTCGTCATTTATGTCAGCAACAATAGTAGACTGCCCAGATACCGCAATGTTCTTGAATATGTACTGAGAAGAACCTGGGTCTGTGTTGTTTATTGTTATATTGTTATTTGTAGTGAGCGTAGTTATAGATACACCTGGACCAGGTTTCAGAGTAAACGTATCGTTGTTATTTGCCGCAGTTATGGTGGACTGAGTTGGAACAGCAATGTTCTTAAATATATTCTGCGAAGAACCTCTGTCGCTGTTTGTTACAGTAATTGAACCGCTTGTAGTAATAGGACCGCCAGACACAGTTATGCCGCTTCCTGCAGTTAAATCCACAGAAGTTACGGTACCGTCATACTGATCGTTAGATGTTACTGTAAAGTTTGGGTAAGTTCCAGTTACAACTGTAGTACCAGCTCCTGTAATGCTTACAACTTGATCAGGAGCAGCATTAGTAATTGTAAAGTTTGGATAGGTACCAGAAGTTGTGATGCCAGTTCCAGCAGTTAATACAACAGTCTGATCTGGAGCTGTGTTCGTAATCGTGAAGCTAGGATACGTCCCGCTTGTTGAAATGCCAGTTCCAGCTGTAAGTACAACAGTCTGGTCTGGGGCATTATTGGTAATTGTAAGCGTGTCTGTAGACGCATTGGTAGTTAGCGTTATGCCAGTACCTGAAGCTACGGTTAACGTGTCGTCAGCAGCGTCTGCCACAATGCTACTCTGGCCCGCAACAGCGATAGTCTTGAATGAGAAATCAGCCTTGCCATTAAACGTAATCCAGTCCGCAGACGATAGCGCACCTCTGTTTACAGAAGATGCTGTTGGAAGGTTAAATGTATGAGTATCTGTTACAGAGTTGATAGAGAAATCTGTTCCAGTGGTCCCGGTAGCAAAATACTGAACTTGTTTAGTTAGTCCATTAAGTGCATTAAGTCCAGTAGAGAAAGTGGTAATAACCTGACACAAGTGTCCGTTTTCAGTATGTAGAGTTATTGTCCTTCCGCTGTGAATTACATAAACTCTTATGGCTAATCTATCTGTTACAGCAAGTGTAGTCTGTGGAACAGCAATAGCTCCAAAATATGCAGATACAATTGTACCAAAGGATATAAATTCTGGAAATGCTGAATTATTTGCAATTGGTGTAAAGGTTGTTCCATCGTACTTGCTTAACTCAACATAAAAAGATGGAGTTCCTCCACTTGAAGATGAGCTAAAGTAAAATTCAAAGTTCCAGTTTCCTCCTGGAATTTCTAGTAAAGATGGATCATTAGCATCTGTTATGAACTGGGCAATGTATCCATCAGCAGCAATAGTAAAATCAGTACCAGCTCCAATAATAGGTGTCTTGCTAAACTCACGATAAACATTACCTCCAAATGTTCCTTGGTTCACACTGCCATTAAGGTAGTAACTAACACTAGATCCTCCACCGCTACTAGTTGGGAAGTCTGCTAACTGACCATCGCCACGAATGTATTGTGAAGCAGTACCAGCTCCAGTTACAGCGATAGTACCACTGCTAGTTATAGGGCTGTTTGTTACTGTAAATGCAGAAGGCATAGTTAGACCAACGGAAGTAACAGTGCCTACATACTGGTCATTGCTGGTTATCGTAAAGTTTGGATACGTTCCAGTAATCAGTGTAGTTCCAGCACCTGTAAGAGATACAATCTGGTCAGGAGCGGTGTTGGTAATTGTTAACGTATCAGTTGATGCGTTTGTGGTAATAGATATAGCAGTTCCTGAAGCAACGGTCAAGGTGTCAGACACAGAGTCAGCTACGATGCTTGACTGTCCAGTTACAGCAATGGTACTAAACGCAGCAGTTGCAGCTAGCGTTGAGATAGGAACGTTCTGCCATCTAGAGTTAGCAGAGACATATGTAAGAACGTCATTGTTAAGCAGGGTTCCAAACTGGACCTGGTTATTTTCCGACAGCGTTGACCCAGTGTTTATTCTAACAGCCAAGGTTCCGTTACTTGCAGCATTTACTACAAATGCAATTGGAAGCTTTAAGTTAGGTGCCTGCGGCTCTGTTGCAGTAAGTCCACCAGGAGATGCTGGATTGCACCACAATACCTGTCCGTTGACATATGCAGCTGTGTTAATCTGTCTAAGTTTACCCTTAGCTAATACATATCCGTCAGAGCCATCTTCAATAGCCTCTGAGGCGATACCTAAGATGTACTTCGGACTCACTGAACCATCTGCCACCATAGGAGCTACTAAGATGCGTCCAGAGGCTCCTAAAGTGCCAACAGCCATCACGACAGTTCCCTTTGGAATCGTAGAACCAGTTTGATTCTTTACATACCACAGATCATCTTGTCCAACTTTAAGGATGGTGTTCTCATTCAGGCCAACATCCATAGTGGCGTTATCCTGATCCCAAGATATGCGTCCTACAATGTTGCCGTTGCTATACGATGTGTCAAGGTCTACCCAGGGAGTTAATACACCTCCTACAGATATAGTATTTACAGTCGTGTTGCCACGAGTAGTTACCATATCCAGGGTATCCTCTGGAATTGGATTCAAGTCCTGGAAACTAAATGATATCTCAGAACCATCTCTTCTGGTGAGCGTAATTGTCTTTGTCTGGTATCCGGTTACAGCTCCTGATACAATTGTCTCCCTGTAGGCTTCATCCCACTGGGCAGCATTACCTGACGTACTGGTTATGTTTAAATCACCACGGATCTTAGCCAATAACGTGTAATACGTTATCTCCTGAGTCTTCCTCAATGACGGGCTAAATACTGAAAACTGGTCAGCAGGATTAATCCTATATACGTCTATAAGGCCCATTACTCGATGCTTTTATTAATTATTCTCAGAGAACCAAGTACTACAATAGTAGCTAAAACAATCTGCCAGAAGAAAGACTCAAGCTTCTTCTCCTTCTGTTTTATTACGGTCTTGTATTGAGTGACCTTTCTATATATAGGATACGGCACAACCTTAGCATCTACGCTTATGTTGTTATTAGCCGTCTTCTTTAACTTGATTACGATGGTATCATTGGTTATCAGTACGCTGTCTCTGAAGTCAATGCTAACAGAATCCTTTAGCCTGATAGAGTTTGTCCACAGGGTATCGTACTTATAGATAAGTATGTTGCTTACAATTTCAGGATCCTTCTTGATAGCTTTTTTTAGATGCCATTCAGCGGAGCAAGAGCTAAGCAGGATAATGAGAATAAGTAGTCTTGCCATTTTTATTTCTTTTAGCGATCAATACTTCCATCTCATCTTCCCTGCCCTTAACTAACCCAACGTGTACCCACGCAGGATTGCCTTTGGAATCTGGGTGTTCACAGATAAGCTCAGTGAACAGCATATTATCCTTGATGTATTCAAATACCTGCTTGTTTGATACAGAGTTTCTACCATCCATATCGATATCCACAGCACAACCTGTCAGGTGCAAAGAGGTGGATGAACCCTTAATCTTTTTGTTTAACGCTGGTGATCTGTACCAGGAAGATATGTAGATAGGTACGCCAAAGTGTTCACGCACCTTATCAAGCAGATTCTTAGCTAGATACTCAGCGTTCTTCTTTACCTCTTTGGTGGCGCTGTTATCTATGCCAAGCCGCTTAGCATCGTGAGATGCCTCTACTTCTGACAGTCTAAAATATCTACTCTCCATCGTATCTTCTTGGATTTTTCTTCACACCATCTGCCGAGTCACGTAGAAATAACATAGTAAAGCCACCTACGATGAAGACTGAAGCTTCAGTGAGGGTGGCCTTCTCTAGGAATACCAACACGAAACAGGCAATTATCATAGCTAAGCCCAGAAGTGTTGTTTTCCAATTTTTAAATATACGCTCTATCAGCAAATTCATTTTTCGTTCTTGATATCTCTATGCCATCTCCATATGGTATAGCAGAAAGAAGCGATCATAACAAATAGTCCAGCAATCTGATGAACTTGTGCTAGCGTAAGACCTCCTATAGTCAAACCCCAAGATGCGGCTACCGCTTCTGTGCTGTCGTTTTTCACGAGTAATAATCTTTACTAGATTACTTATTTAAACCTAAACCCAGACCCAACATAACTTAGGCAATGTAGGCTAGCACCTTTCCACTAGCCACGGTTACAGATGAAAACAATCCATACACAGCAAGGTTAGCTGGCAGAGATACTGATGACAGATTATCGCCAACTGCATCAAGAGATACAGCACTAACGGTAGATGTTTCTAGGGGCAAAATAACTCTATATTCTTCACCTGAAACTGGTACGAAGGCAGATGTAATAACTCTGAAACCAGCCTGTCCAAAGGACTGGCGGTAGAAGTTAGTATCCGCTTGGATATTCTCGTGAGCCATATTTAGAAATTTTTAAAAAGTCAATAGTCTGTTATGCAAATATACGTTATTCTCCAGCTAGGATTTTCATAATGTCATCCTCCTGCTCGTCAGTAAGTTCAGGTCTTTTGCCCTGTCTTTGTGAGATTAGTTTGGACTGAGCGACAGCCTGTTTGTCGATTCGCTCATCTTTCTTCTCCTCCTTCATCTCTTCCATAGCCTGCATCTGCTGGGTCTTCTCTTGATCTTGCTGCTGCTGGACTCCCATCTTTACCTGCTCCAGTTGCATCTTCAGGCTGTACTCAACTTGCAAAAGCTGTGACTTAACTTGGGCCTCAATCTGCATTTTCTGCACCTCTAGTTGAGACTTCAGTTGCTCCAGCTGAGCCTCGCCCTGTGCACTAGCCTGTGCGGTCTGAATGTTTGCCTGTGCCTGCATCTGAGAGTTCTGCGCTGCGATCTCCTGGCGCTGCTTGATACGCTTCTTTCTACGCACGATAAGCAGCTTCTCCGCCTGGTCTACGTCACGAAGCTGTCGGATAGCGATGGCATCTTCTAGGTCAATTTCTCCAGTGCTAAGTGCCGCCTGGATGTTAGCCTCAAGATATGCCTTGTCTTGGTCGTTCATCTCAGTTACCACACGCACACCGAAGTTATACATAGGCAAGTCCTTAAACGAACTGAGTACCGTCATATTCTCCCTGCCGATAGCGTTTTCGTATGACTTATACAGCACAGAGTTCACGGGGATGATTTGAAGGCATTTAACGACATCTTCACATACTCTGCGGTAGAGTACCATAGATGCGTTAGTAATGTCGTAGATCGCATTATTTCCAGCCGCAATGGCCTGCTGACGTACACCTACCAGTTGCTCTCCTTTTGGAGTAGAAGCGTCCATAGCCTCGTTGATACCGGTAGCATCACGAATCATACGCAGGTAGTGGTTGTACAGCGTAATCAACTCGTTGATGTTTCTGATGCTGTTGTCCAGTGAACGTACAGGTGGGTTCTGGAATGATCCATCAGGGTTCTTAGAACGGTAGTAGAATATACCCGTCTGTTCGTAGATGTCTTGGATATCCAGTGGCTGCAGTTCTCCACCACGTCCGAGTTGTACGTTCTCAAGACCTTCGATGTCTACAAGCAATCCGTCAGGCTTAGCCTTAGCAACAGACTGTTGAATCTTCAGGTGAGAAAGCTGGAGTTGGTCTGCGAATCCAATAACACCGCTGACCATAGACTTTGGGATCATACGTCTGATGTTTGTCGCAACAACAGAGTAAGAGAACCTAGTTCTAGAAAGATCGTGAATGTTTTTCGGGATATTCTTCTTCAGACCGTAATCGAACAAGTAATCTGTACCTACAATGTACTTACCTCCGTATAGCGTGGCATTGTTCATTGCCACTGGCTCTCTGTCATAAACTGACTGCGCTGGAGCCTTGTACGTGTATCCCTTGTAGTAGAATCCTTCGTTACCGAATCTAGATGTCTTCTTCTCGAAAATAATCTGGTCTACGCTCACGAACTCAAAGTCCATAATCTCTACGGTGAACTCATCGTATCCGTAGTTGTATGAGCTGAGAGATGGATCAAAGTGCATATCCATCAACCTGTCTGCGTTGTTTCCAAGTCTATTGGCTACGCTGTTTGCAATTCTCTTGTACTCATCTTCCGTAAACTGGTCTCCTGCAATACGCTTCAGCTCCTGAATTGTCATCCGCTGGATACTGCCCATATACACACAGTCTGTGAAGTTAGGGTCGTCCGTAAAGCTATGGATGAAGAACGCTGGGTCTACATACTTGGTCTTGATGCCGTAGTTAGGGTCATTGTCTCTCTTGACAACAGCCATACCCAGTGTTACGATATCTTCTACGTTGCGTCTGTAGATTCTTTCGTTAAAGTCGTTCCAAGATAGCGTCAACCTTGTTGCAATCTGTGCAGCAATCTCTGCACTTGTCTTTACTGAAGACTCCAGGAAGATCTCTGCCTCCTCTGTGGTGTCAGGCAAGTCATCAGGGTTGAACTTGACATCGATACCTGCATCTCTTGCCTGTAGGATAGCTGCCTTATTTTCGATGCGGAACTTGATCTTAGCCTTCTCTTTATCTTTCTCCGTCTGAGAGATAGGATCGATAGCGTCTACGTTAGGAAATGGCTCAGTGGACAGAATCTTATTAACGACAACCTTTACAAACTTGGGGACAATTGGAACTGGAGTCCAGTCTAGCGACATAAGCGCACCGTCTCCATTGTTAGGGTCTAATGACGTTAAGATCTGCTTATAGATGTTGGTATCTTGCGTACCATTTGCGTAGTCTCGGTTTATCTGAAACTCCTTCCATCTTCTATTGTATAGCGAACCAGTAGTATCTGTTCCACCCCACTGAGCATATACGCCTTTCGCATACTTGAGCCCGTATTCCTTTGTGACCTTTACAGCGTGTGGCGCTAGCGGGTCAGGGAATCCGAGTCCTGAGCTCAATCCTACATCATCTATCATACGTTAAGCCTTATTTTACGACATAGTGTCGCATATTTCATACAAAGGTATTGAATTATCGAACTATTTGTTTTACCTTGCGGAAGAACACTTTATCATTGAAGTTCGTAGTCTTTTTCTCCTTTACAACTTTCTGCGCTGCTAGTAGTGCGAGACCGGAAGATATAGACAAGTCATACTTGGTCCTGTCGTCTATCTTGAAGTTAATCCAATCCTCAAGTGTTCTACTGAAGTACATCTTTCCGTATGATCCCGTCTCATTGTTCAGGCCCACGTGCTCGTGTATAAACGCCTCAATTGACTGAGCGTGAGCCTGTATAACATCCTGCGAGTTTGATGGGATACCCTTTGACTTTACCGTGACGTGGTTTGTTGATCCTCCGAGGTGTTCGGGCCTGTCCATAACGTACCCATCGTACCCCCTAGATTCAAAGTATCTAACGATTCCGTACTTGTTATTTTCTATAAGTAGCGGGAAGCCAAAGAATACAGCTGCCATCAGTACATCTTCGTAGAAGATTCTAGCCAGAGGTGGACGTGATGCGTACTCAGCAACGAACATATTGCTTGGGTACTTCATATTAAACTTCAGGTACATATGGCAGGCACCTTTAGATGAACGGCCATCTACAGTAGCGTCTAGGTCATAGGAGTCAACTCCACCACATCCATACATATGGTTAGGAGCCACACGCTTACCGTTCTCGATCTTCATAATACTCCTGTCGTCAGGATCTGGCATCCAAGTAATATACCACCTGCCGTCAGGGTCTGGCTTAAACTGTACCTTAGTATCCTGAACTCCATTCTCCCAGAAGAAGTTACCACGCACCACAGGGTCAGGGTATAGCTCATCGTTGTACTGAATCTGTTCGTATATCTTCCCGATGTTGAACAGACTTGACTTTGTTGAGTCCCTGAACGCCTCGTCTTCTGTAAATGGAAACTGGCGGATGACTTCATTCAGCTCATAGCTGTCGTTTGTCAGGGCCTTTCTCTCATTACGCAAAAACGTCTTAGCTCCAATCTTGATGATGTCTCCATCCATCCCGATGATGGTCTCTTTAGGATCCTCTACAATTGGATTTCCATACTTGTCAAAGAAACCTTCAAGTGCCTCGTATGCGGGGATGAATACCTTATAGAGTCCAGATTTGGTCCTATCGTTATCGTTTCTATCTTTGGGGTCCGAGTTGTAGTACAGATCTCTGTACTGACGACCCCCCTGGTCCAATGGGTTTACTGTAGACCCGACAAGAGCCTTTCCAATAATCTTGCGGCCAATAAGGAGGCAGGTCCTATGTATTCTCCAAGACTCACGTATGTCGCTGGGCTTGAGCCACTTACCAGCCTCATCGAAGAATAATAGATGTGTCTTAGAGCCGTCATATGCGTTGTT